AAACATAAAACGGATATAATATAATGAGAGCAAAACAAATAATGGTAGAGGGCATACACTTTAGAAGTAAACTAGAAGCAAGGTGGTATTTATTTTTTAAAAAATTAGGTTGGAACGTTGTTTATGAACCAGAAATTGAAGGTCTTACAGGTTGGTTGCCAGATTTTTTAATTATAGGTAAAGGATTTAAAACATTAGTTGATGTTAAACCTATTGACTCAGAAGAAGAATGGGAAGATAGTTTTTATGATTATTCAAAAAGGGAAAAAATAATACTTCATACCCACAAAGATTATAAAAAAATAATGAACTCTGGTATAAAAAATTTACCGGAATATGAGTTATTAATTTTAGGTACTAACCTAAGATTAGATGGACGTAGTGGTTTTGGTGTTTTGTATGAAAGATGTGTAAATCATGATTATGATCCAAATACAAAGACACATACTAATACAGATATGAGAAATATTGAAAAAGCTTCAGAGTGTATATTTGTAGAAAGTAAAGATGAAATAGGATTTTTTAGTCATGAAGCAGGTTGGAGTTGTAAGATAACTGGAGACTATGGAAAGTTATATAGATTTAGAGAAAATAATTCTGATCAACCATTTTTTAAAAAAATAGATACGATGTGGAATGCATCCTGGTCTGAACTTAGATGGAAGGGTAAAGAGATAACATGATAAGTAGAAAGTTATTCGGGCCTCCGGGAACGGGGAAGACAACTAAACTATTAAAGTATGTTAAAACATTTTTAAAACTAGGTACACCTGTAGATAAAATAGGATACTTTGCGTTTACAAAGAAAGCTGCGAACGAAGCAGTAGACAGAATGTTAGATGCATACCCTAAGTATCAGAGAAAAGATTTAAAATATTTTAGAACATTACACTCTCTTGCTTTTACAAGGCTTGGACTTAAAAAATCAGAGGTTATGCAGGACGAACACTACGAAGATATTGGTAGGACTCTTGGTATTGAAGTCACCGTTTACTCTCGTGGTGAAGAAAACACAGGTTTTATAAATTCTGATAGTGAATATCTTAATTTAATAAATGCAGCTAGGATAAAAAATATAACTGCAGAAGAAGAGTACAACACCGATATGTATTCACAAGACATGGATAAAAGATTACTACAAATAATTTCAGATGAAGTTAACAATTATAAAGATTCTTTTAAACTAGTGGATTTTACTGACATGATTGAAAAATTTATTGTGTCCGGATTGTGTCCAAAATATGATGTAGCATTTATAGATGAAGCACAGGATTTATCACCTGTACAGTGGAAAATGTTCAATATTATCAAGGAAAATAGCAAATATGTTATACTAGCAGGCGATGATGATCAAGCAATTTATGGTTGGGCAGGCGCAGATGTAAAAAAATTTCAGCAAGAAATTTCAAAGAAAGACATAATTTTGCCACAATCTTACAGAGTTCCACAACTTGTACAAAGTCTTGCAGATAAAATTTTAAAACAGATACCAGACGATAGAAGAATACAAAAAAATTGGAGTGCTAGAGAAGAAGAGGGCACTGTAAATTATATTTATAGTACAGAAGATGCACCACTTAATCAGGGAACATGGTTAGTGTTAGCAAGATATAATGACAAATTAAATAGACTCAAACCTACGTTGAAAGAACGCGGTATTTATTTTGAATTTCAAGATCGTAAAAGTTATAAGATAACTTTGTTTAAAACAATTTTAAATTATACTCGTTGGACCAAAGGAGATGACTTATCTTTAGCAGAAGTAAAAGATATATTTGAATATACTGGAACAGATACAGAAATTACAGAAGAAAGAATGTATGATCTAACAGAATTTGGATTTAGTAAAGACACACCCTGGTATGATGTGTTTCAATCGGACTATGAAGAATGTTTATACATAAGAGAGATGTTAAGTAATGGAGAGGAATTAAACAAACCTCCTAGAATAAAATTATCTACAATACATTCAGCAAAAGGTGGAGAAGCTGACAATGTATTGTTAATGTTAGATAATACCAAAACAATTCGAGACTCTGTAGAAAAGAGTCCGGACAAACAAGATGAAGAACATAGAGTCTGGTACGTTGGAGTAACACGTACAAAACAAAATCTTTATATTATATCAGCAAAAAAGGAGGATCAAGGTTATGACGTCGAAGGACTTATTTAAAGAAGCATTTCCACAGGATAAACAAATTGGAGGATCTCACTACAAGGACTTTCATATTCAACCCTACGAATTTATTTCAAAAAATAATTTATCATTTTTTCAGGGTAACGTTGTGAAATATGTTTGTAGATATCTTACAAAAAATGGTATAGAAGACTTAGAGAAGATCAAACACTACTGTGAATTAGAAATAAAAAAGATGAAAGATGTAGATGGGAAGAAACATAATAAAAAGAAATATTAAAGTTAAAGGTTTTGAATTTACCTTAGAAATTTATCTGAGGTTAGAAACCAGTGGTTATTCTAATCGTCAAGATTTATGTTATGAAATTTTTCCAAAAAATTACGATGCATCTTTGTATGCTTTTAGTAACAAAGATAAATTAAATAAACTAATAGAAGATAAATATATTTATGAAAAAAGAAAAGTTTGACGGTAGATCAAGACCTTCTAACGATGTTTATCGTAAACGTTTTGATGAAATATTTGGCAAGAAAGAAAAGACTTTACATGAAGAACTAATGGAAGGTTTTGAAGAAGAAAAAAAACAAAGGGAAGAGGACGAATGAAGATACCAAAATTTGAAGCACCAACTGAATGGTTAAAGCCTACAGAATTTCCTGACTTACGTCATGTAGATGAAATAGCAATTGACCTGGAGACAAAAGATCCTGACTTAATTAAAAAAGGGTCTGGTTCTGTTATAGGTAATGGTGATGTTATAGGTATTGCAGTTGCAACCAGTCATTACAAAGGTTACTTTCCAATTGCTCACGAAGGTGGTGGTAATATGGACAGAGCTAAAGTTTTATTGTGGCTTAAAGATGTACTAGAGGCACCTTCAACAAAAGTTTTTCACAATGCTATTTATGACGTTTGTTGGTTAAGAGCATTAGGTTTTAAAATAAATGGTAACATAGCCTGCACAATGATAGCGGCGGCTGTAACTGATGAGAATAGATTCAGATATGATTTAAATAGTTTATCATGGCACTATCTTGGTTATGGTAAGAACGAAGCTGCACTTGCAGAAGCTGCAGCAGAATGGGGAATCAATCCTAAATCAGAAATGTATAAACTACCATCAATGCATGTTGGTGCATACGCTGAACGTGATGCTGAAGTAACCCTAGGACTTTGGCAAGAAATGAAAAAAGAAATTATTAACCAGGACCTAGAAGATATATTTGATTTAGAATCTGATTTGTTTCCATGTCTTGTTGACATGAGATTCAAAGGTGTACGAGTAGATGTAGAACGTGCACACAATATGAAAAAAGAATTTAAGAAAGCAGAACAAGATCTATTACATAAAATAAAAAAAGAAACAAATGTTGATACACAAATTTGGGCAGCAAGATCTGTTGCAAATGTATTTGACATGTTGAAATTAGAATATCCAACAACAGATAAAACAGGTGCACCATCGTTTACAAAAAACTTTTTACAAGAACACGAGCACCCTGTTGTAAATATGATTGCGCAGGCAAGAGAGATAAACAAAGCACACACAACTTTTTTAGATTCTATTATAAGTTATGAGCATAAAGGTAGAATACACGCAGAGATAAATCAATTACGTAATGCCGGAGGTGGTACGGTAACTGGTAGATTCTCTTATCAAAACCCTAATCTTCAACAGATTCCAGCCAGAAATAAAGATCTTGGACCTAAGATAAGGTCGTTATTTATACCCGAGGAGGGCCATACATGGGGTTGTTTTGACTATTCTCAGCAAGAGCCTAGGTTGGTAGTACATTATGCTTCTTTATACAAATTACCCTCTGTATATGACGTTATAGATGCTTATACAAACGACTCTAGCGCAGACTTTCACCAGACTGTAGCAGATATGGCTGATATACCTAGAACACAGGCTAAAACGATCAATTTAGGTCTTTTTTATGGCATGGGTAAAGGTAAACTTCAGGCAGAACTAGGAGTCACTAAAGAAAAAGCTGCAGAATTATTTAATACATACCACTCACGTGTACCATTTGTAAAACAACTGATGGACAAAGCATCGAACAGAGCACAAGATCGTGGACAGATACGTACCTTGCTGGGTAGACTATGCAGGTTTCACCTGTGGGAGCCTAACAGTTTCGGTATGCACAAAGCTATGACTCACGAAGATGCATTAGCTGAACATGGACCGGGGATAAAAAGAGCTTACACATACAAAGCATTGAACAAACTAATACAAGGTTCAGCTGCTGACATGACTAAAAAAGCAATGTTAGAATTATACAAAGAAGGAATTATACCTCACATACAAGTACATGATGAGCTAGATATATCTGTTCAAGATGAAGCACATGCTAAAAGATCGT